TCATCGCCATCCGCAGGAAACTGTTGCCGCCCCCTCCATATTTTCCCCGGAGGGATATTTGGAAACCCAATTCGGGATTAGGTTCCAGAGGTCCTAGACAGGTTTTGTGTGCTCCTTCCTGTCGCTGGTCTCGCTCATTTAGGGATCTCTGGAATCTAACCCCGAATTGGGCCCAAACCCCTCTAGTAAAGGAGCAAACTATGGGTAAACGGGCCGCGGCACCAGTCAAACCTGCACGAACCATAGAACAACGAGAGGCTCAGATGATCAATCTGGCTCTCGAGCTTGCTGAAAAGCAGCTTCGTGAAGGTACGGCGCCAGCAACAACCGTGAATCACTACCTCAAGCTGGCCTCCACAAGAGAGATGCTTGAGGTTGAGAAGCTTCGCAACGAGACCGCACTACTTGAGGCGAAGAAGACGGCACTCGTCTCTGCCGAGGAAGCAGAGAAGAAGTACAAAGAAGCTATCGAAGCCTTCCGTACGTATTCTGGAGCGGGAAGTGTTACGGACATACAGTGAGCTGATTCGATTCTCCACATTTGAAGAGCGATTCGACTACCTGGCTCTGACCGGACAAGTTGGAACCAGTACATTCGGTTTCGATCGCTATCTAAACCAGAGGTTCTACTCTTCTACCGAATGGAAGAAGGTTCGGAACTTTGTCCTGGCTCGAGATGAAGCTCGGGATCTTGGAGTCGAGGGGTTTGACATTGGATACATGCCGCTGATACACCACATGAATCCGATTCAACCGCAAGACCTCGAAGATTTCAATCCCGACATTCTCGATCCGGAATTCCTCATCACGACTTGCAAGAATACCCACAACGCGATACACTTCGGAGACCGATCTCGGTTGACGACCCAAGTAGTGGAGCGTCGTCCGAACGATCAATCTCCCTGGAGGATCTAATGGGAACCGTTCTTGAGGATACAAAGAAGGCTCTCGGTATCATGCCGGGCTACGACGCCTTCGACGACCAGATCCTGATGCACATCAACACGTGCCGTATGGATCTGAACCAGCTCGGGGCAAAATGCGGGACCCCAATTGAAAAGAATACCGAATGGGACGCTTTCTTCGGAATCAACGACGAGGCAACCATCAAGTCTTACATCGCCATGAAGGTTCGGCTGATCTTCGATCCGCCCACCAACTCCTTCGTGGTCACTTCCTATCAGAAGCTGATCGAGGAGGCAGCATGGCGACTGATCTATCAGACCGAGAGCGAGTAATTGAGGATCTCGTACACCACGGCGTTAAAGGTATGCGCTGGGGTGTGATTACTAAGAAGGTTTCTACTGGAAGCAAGGCTACCGCTCAGGCCATCAAGAAGGCCGGAGCTAAGGCTGCAGCTGCGAAGCGCTCTCACGATGCCAAAATCGAATCCAAGAAGATCAAGAAAGCGGACATTAAGTCTCGAAAGCAGTTCGCAAACAAGAGCTACAAGAAGATTAGCGACGCCGAGCTCAAAAGTCGAATTCAGCGGCTGGAGCAAGAGAAACGCTATCGAGAGCTCAAGGCCGATCGCCACTTGGTTCGAGGTCGTGAGGTCACTCGACAGATCCTCGAGTCCTCTTTGACTAAGGCTGGTACATACGCTGCCAACAAGGTCATGCGTTCTGCATTCGACAGCGCCTTCGAGGGGTCTGGTCATAAGGACGTCAAGGAGAAGGTGAAGAAGGCGGCAAAAAAAGCTAAGGAAGCCGCTGATGCGGTCGAGGTGGTGGCAGCTGAGGTTCATAAGCAGGCTAACGACTTTAAGAAGCCTGAGCAGTCTACCGCTACAGCTGTTGGCGGTAAGGCTGCCTCTAAACAAATTGGGAAGAAGACGTCTTACTCTCAGACCAAGCCTTCTGGTAAGCCTAAGCGTCGTCCTCGCAATCCAGGAAGCCCTCTGAAGTAATGCTTTCGAACACCGCAGTACCAAAATACTACGGTCAGTTCCGAGAGGCAGTACTCCGTGGAGAGATTCCCGTTTGTGAGGAGATCTCCTGTGAGATGAACCGGATCGATTCTCTGATTGCCGATCCAACCTACTACTACGATGACCTCGCAGTCGAAGGATTCATCTCCTACTGCGAGAATGAGCTGACCCTATCTGATGGAGCCGATCTACACCTCCTCGACAGCTTCAAGCTTTGGGCTGAGCAGCTGTTCGGGTGGTATTACTTCATAGACCGAGACGTCTATGAGCCATATGAAGACGGTGTTGGCGGACACTATGTCACTAAGACTGTTAAGCGCCGACTCACGGTTAAGCAATACTTGATCGTTGCTCGAGGCGCCGCTAAGTCGATGTATATGTCTCTCATCCAAAACTACTTCATGGTGATTGACACTACAACGACTCATCAAATCGCAACTGCTCCTACCATGAAGCAGGCTGAAGAGGTTATGGGGCCCTTCCGAACCGCTATTACGCGCGCTCGAGGTCCATTATACAAGTTCCTCACAGAGGGCTCACTTCAGAACACTACGGGAAACCGGGCGTTTAGGCAGAAGTTAGTTGCGACCAAAAAGGGAGTCGAGAACTTCCTTACAGGTTCCCTGCTCGAAGTTCGACCCATGTCCATCGACAAGCTCCAGGGCCTGCGCCCAAAGGTTTGCACAGTAGATGAGTGGCTCTCGGGAGATGTCCGGGAAGATGTGGTCGGTGCTCTTGAGCAGGGAGCCTCTAAACTCGATGACTATGTGATTCTGGCTGTTTCTTCCGAAGGAACAATCCGAAATGCGGTTGGCGACACCATGAAAATGGAGTTGCTCAAAATCCTTAAGGGCGAGTACTCCGCTCCGCACATCTCGATCTGGTACTACCGACTCGACAAAATCGAAGAGGTGGGAGACCCGGCTATGTGGGTCAAAGCCCAACCAAACATTGGGCTTACGATCTCATACGAGAGATACCAGCAGGATGTTGATCGAATGGAGCAGGCACCTGCTGCTAGGAACGACATTCTGGCTAAGCGATTCGGGATTCCGATGGAGGGGTACACCTACTTCTTCACATACGAGGAAACCGTTCCACATAGGAAGAATACTTTCTGGAACATGCAGTGCGCAATGGGAGCCGACCTTTCACAAGGTGATGACTTCTGCGCATTCACATTCCTATTCCCGCTGAGAAATCAGGCCTTTGGCGTAAAGACATTGGCGTACATCTCGGAGCTCACCCTCATGAAACTTCCTGGCGCTTTGCGTCAGAAGTATGACGACTTCATCAAGGAAGGTACGCTCAGAGTGATGAGCGGTACTGTTCTAGACATGATGGAAGTCTATGAGGATCTGGATCAGCACATTGCCGATCAGCGATACGACGTATCAGCGTTTGGGTTCGATCCCTACAATGCTAAAGAGTTCGTAACTCGCTGGGAGCAAGAGAATGGTCCGTACGGAGTAGAGAAAGTAATCCAGGGGGCTAGAACCGAATCTGTCCCATTAGGCGAGCTGAAGAAACTTGCCGCCGAACGCCTCTTGATCTTCGACCAGGAGCTCATGTCATTCACCATGGGTAACTGCGTCACTCTCGAGGATACTAATGGGAACCGCAAGCTACTGAAGAAGCGCTCGGAAGAGAAGATCGACTCAGTAGCCGCTCTAATGGATGCCTTCGTGGCGTACAAACTAAACAAGGAGGCATTCGAATGATAGAGGAGGTGAAATGGGATTCGGTGATCGACTAAGTCACGCTTGGAATGCGTTTAAAGGCTCGGCTGACAAAATGGACTACACTCCGCAGTATGGGATGCAGACATTTGGTAATCCGAGTACGTACTACCGTCCTGTAGCCGGCGATCAGACAATCGTCACAAGTATCTATAACCAGATCGCTATTGACGTAGCTAATGTTCCGATTCGACATGTAAAGGTCGATGATAACGGGAACCTTAAGAGCTACTATCAGAGCGATCTCGACGATTGTCTTTCGCTTAGCGCCAATATCGATCAGACTGGACAGGGATTCTTCCAAGATCTCGTCCTTACTCTGTTCGAGGAAGGCGCCGTGGCCATTGTTCCAGTTGACACAAATGTCAGCCCAAACATGACTGCGGGCTGGGATGTCCGATCTATGCGGGTTGGGCAGATCCTCCAGTGGTTCCCTCGCCACGTCCGAGTCGAGGTATATAACGACAATTCCGGACAGCGAGAGCAGCTGACTCTCCCGAAGGATTTCGTTGCTGTAGTGAATAATCCTCTCTACAGTGTCATGAATGCGCCGAACTCTACACTTCAACGTCTGACTCAGAAGCTCCATCTGCTGGATGCTATCGATCGTCAGTCTGGATCTGGAAAGTTGGACATCATTATCCAGCTTCCCTATGTGGTCAAGACTGAGCTGAAGAAGCAGCAGGCTGAGGCTCGTCGTAAAGCGATCGAAGAGCAGCTTGCCGGTTCTCAGTATGGCATCGCCTATACAGATGGTGCCGAGCGCATCACGCAGCTGAACCGTCCTTCTGAGAACAACCTCATGGCTCAGATCCAGTGGCTCACCACGCAGCTGTACAATCAGCTCGGGATGACCGAGGATGTGTTCAACGGTAAGGCTGATGCTCGACAGATGTTGAACTACCAGAACCGGACCGTCCGTCCAGTTCTCAAGGCGATCACAGATGCCATCACCAGGACCTTCCTCACCAAGACAGCGCGAACTCAGAAACAGCGCATCATGGCTATTGAGGATCCATTCCTGAATGTTCCGCTGGAAGAGATGTCTTCGTTGGTTGACTCGGTCAAGCGTAACGAGATCGGTACAGCTAACGAGTTGCGTCCTAAGTTCGGATGGCCACAGGCCGATGACGAGGCCGCAAACCAGTTGGTTAACTCCAACATCAATCCGGCGGGGGAGCAGGAGGCGCCTGGACAGGAACCCGCCGCTGACGTACCTGCGTCGGAGGTGCCAATTTCCGAACTGATGGAGAGTAGTCAAAATGGCAGTTAAGTGCGACTTTTCTGGCTACGCAACGAAGAATGATGTTCGGTGCTCGGATAACAAGGTCATCCGACACGGAGCTTTCGCGGCGTACGATGGAAAGAGCGTCCCTCTGGTGTGGCAGCACCAGCACAAGGATGTAACCAATGTTCTTGGTCATGCCGATCTGGAGGTTCGAGAGGATGGGGTGTATGCATACGCCCATCTCAACCACTCGGACGCTGGACGAACCGCTCGAGAGATGGTTCGAAACGGCGACATCAAGGCAATGAGTATCTATGCCACCCATGTCAAGGCTCGGGGCAATGACGTTGTCCATGGCGAGCTCGTCGAGGTGAGTCTGGTACTCCGAGGCGCCAACCCTGGCGCATACATCGACCAGGTTTCCATCCAGCATGGCGACAATGGCGATGAGATTGAGGCCGTTATGTATACGGACGCTCAGATTGACTTCGTTTCTCACTCTGACGATGAGGACGAGGACTTCGAGGCGGAGGAGACGGATGACGTCGAGCACGCTGAGGAGGAGCCGGAGGCCGACGAGGCTGAAAGCGACGAGGACGACCCCACTCTTGGGGAGATCTTCGAAGGTATGACCGATCAGCAGAAGACTGCGGTTTACGCAATCGTCGGCCAGATCGTTGATGCCGATGACGAAGAGGCGGAGGAACCTGTCGAGGACACCGCCCATTCCGACACTACTACTGAGGATACTATGGCTCACCAGAATGTGTTCGAGGGCTCCAAGACCGAGGAGCTCCCTGTGCTCACGCACGCCGACGTCGAGCAGATCTTCGCCGACGCTAAGTCCTGCGGCTCCCTGAAGGAGGCTGTCCTCTCTCACGCCGACAACTACGGCATCAAGCAGATCGACACCCTCTTCCCCGACGCCAAGAACCTGTGGACCACTCCCGAGTTCATCAAGCGGAAGACCGATTGGGTCTCCTCCGTCGTCGGTGCCGCTAAGCACTCCCCCTTCTCCCGGATCAAGACCCAGTTTGCGGACATCACCGCCGACGAGGCTCGAGCCAAGGGTTACATCAAGGGCAACAAGAAGAAGGACGAGGTCTTCAGCCTGCTGAAGCGCACCACCTCTCCGACTACGATCTATAAGAAGCAGAAGCTGGACCGGGACGACATTCTGGACATCACTGACTTCGATGTCGTGACCTGGATCCGCGGTGAGATGCGGATCATGATCGAGGAGGAGCTTGGTCGAGCTGTTCTTCTGGGCGACGGCCGTGAGGCTTCCTCTGACGACAAGATCAAGGAGGACTGCATCCGTCCGGTCTACAAGGAGGACACCCTCTACGCTCCTCGTGTGATCCTCGCTAAGGAGACCACAACCGAGGATATGCTGGACTCTATCGTCCGGGCTATGGATGACTACGAGGGCTCGGGCAACCCCACCTGGTTCGCTGCTCCTCAGGTCATCACCGAGATCCTCCTGCTCAAGGACAAGATGGGCCACCGCCTGTTCAGCTCCCTGAGCGACCTCGCCGACTACGTTGGCGTCTCCAAGATCGTCAAGGTTCCGCTGATGAAGAACCTTGTCCGCACCTCTAACAAGAACGGCAAGGTTGACGCTCTGGGTATCATCGTCAACATGTCCGACTACACCATCGGTGCGGACAAGGGTGGTCAGCTGTTCGCGGCTGAGGATTTCGACATCAGCTTCAACCAGTACCACTACCTGCTGGAGACCCGTCTCTCTGGCGCTCTGACGAAGGTCAAGTCGGCCATTATCCTGGAGCGTAAGCAGGAGGCCGGTTCTCCCGTCGCTGAGGACTGAGCTTGGCCAAATTCTTCGGAGAGATAGGTTTCGCTACACAGGTTGAGACCTCCCCGGGAATTTGGGAAGACAAGATCATCGAGAAGCAGTACTACGGCGACGTTACTCGAGAGAGTCGTCGCTTTAGTGCATCCGAGCAGGTTCTGGATAATATCAACCTTAGCAACCAGGTAAGTATTATCGCAGATGGTTATGTAACGGATAACATCCAGAACCTTCGGTACGTTCGCTGGCTGGGGGGACTTTGGAAGATCTCCTACGTGGAGCTGAAGTTCCCCCGGCTGGTACTCGAGATGACGGGAGTGTATAATGGACCGACGCCTTGAGCTTCAGGTTAAGCTTGAGCAGATCCTGGGATCCAGGAATGTCTATTATCAGCCACTTCCGTCCTTGAAGCTCCAGTATCCGTGCATCGTGTACGAGCGAACTCCGGGTGAGCCGATGTATGCAGATAATCTCAAGTACATCAAGGCGGAACGCTTCCAGGTGACGCTTATCGCTCGGAATCCTGAAGACCCAACTAGGGTCAAAATCGAGGACCTTCTGTTCAGTCGACATGACGTACGGACGGTCCATGACAACCTGTATCACGACGTCTTTGACGTTTATTACTAGGAGAAAACATGGCTGCACTTGTCTGGGACAAGACGGGCGAGCGCCGTATCGAGACTGGTGTTGATCACTGTGCACTTTATGTGTATGATCTTTCCGCCAAGAAGTACGGCAAGGGTGTTGCTTGGAACGGTATTACCGCCGTCTCCGAGAAGCCCGAGGGCGCTGAGGCTACCGACCTTTACGCCGACAACATCAAGTACCTGACCCTTCTCTCGGCTGAGAAGCTGAAGCTTACAATTGAGGCCTACACCTACCCCGACGAGTTCGAGGCATGCGACGGTTCCGCCTCACTGGGTAAGGGTATCAAGATCGGCCAGCAGGACCGACTCACATTCGCTCTGGTGTACCGCACCAAGATCGGTGACGACCTTGCTGGTCAGGACAAGGGCTACAAGCTGCACTTCGTGTACGGCTGCAAGGCCTCTCCGTCCGAGAAGGGCTACAAGACCGTTAACGACTCCCCTGAGGCGATCTCGTTCTCTTGGGACGTTTCGACCACGGCTATCAACGTTACCGGTTTCAAGCCCACGGCTCTTGTTACCATCTCGTCCCTCGACGTTGACGCCGACAAGCTCAAGAAGCTCGAGGAGAAGCTGTTCGGTACCGACACGGCTCCTCAGGGTGGCGGTGGTGCGGCACTCGAGCCGACGCTGCTTCTACCTGACGAGATCAAGACCCACTTCGCAGGCTGATGACTACACCGGGGGCTCAGAGACCTAGACTCCTGGGCCCTCGGTGCCTGCAATGCTTATAGTTTCTATCCCGGACGTCGACGCATTCGACGAGGAGACAGAGACCTTCGTCTCCTGGCCTGGAGGGAAACTTCATCTGGAGCACAACCTTCTATCCCTGTCAAAATGGGAGTCAATTACCCATAAACACCTGATCGGCAATGAAGACGTCACAGAAGAGGAACTTCTTATGTATGTCGAGTGTATGATTCAGGATCCTGTTTATGATAAGTCCCTGCTCCAGAGGATTCCCTCCCACGAGCTGTCTCGTGTTAACGACTACATCGCCGACACTATGACAGCTACCATTGTAAAAGACAGGCCAAATGCTCGAGGATCTGGTGAGTTCGTATCATCTGAGTTGATTTACTACTGGATGATTGCCTGTCAGATACCGTTCACTTGTGAGACGTGGCATCTTAATCGGCTACTGACTCTGATTAAGGTCTGCAACGAGAAGAGTGAACCCTCAAAGAAGATGTCCCAGTCTGAGATTATGTCTCGGAACCGGGATTTGAACAGGGCCCGAAGAAAGGCCCTTGGATCGAGAGGATAATATGGGAGAGCACGAAGCTGAGCCCGTCGCGGAGGAGTTCCCCGACGAGGCTTTCGCTCCTCAGGAGCACATTGGAACCGATCCCCTTGAGGATCTCATGATTGATGTCCCTCAGGACACGGTGGTGCTGCAGTGAGTCGAGATGCAATTGTTGACAACGTCCTTTCCCGAGCCGCAATGCGAATCGGGTACTATGCTCCAGACGATCCTGAGCCGGGATCCGAGGCTGGACGCTATTGGGCCGCCCGAACTGGTCAGCAGTGGCTTGCTGGACCGTCCGATTCTGTGTGGTGGTGCATGCTTTTCGTCAGCATGTGTCTCGACGAGGTCGGAGAGATCGACGCTATCGGCGGGTTCTCTTTCAACACCGACTACACGGTTAACAAGGTTCGTCAGCACCCCGACGCTTACTTCGTTTCGGTTTACGATGCCCAGCGTGGCGATGTCGTAATCTTCAACTGGGACGGTGGTGGTACTGACCACGTCGGCATCGTTGAGAAGAACCTCGGCGGCGGAGTCCTTCAGACCATCGAGGGTAACACCTCTTCCGGTAGCGAGGGCTCTCAGTCCGCTGGCAACGGTGTCTGGCGTCGTCAGCGTTCCTATGGAATCGCTTACGTGATTCGCCCAGCTTACTCTGGAGGCGGAAGTGCAACCGAAGCCACTTCTAGCGGGTTCGCTAACATCACTGCGCTCCAGTCCGCTGTCCGCGCTACGCCCGATAACGTCTGTGGAGAGGAGACTCGCTCTCACGTCCTTGCGGTCGCTTCGGCCTCGGCGTGGGGTGGGGTCAACTTCCCGTACGGCGTGGGCTTCACCCAGGCTGTTGTCGGCGCAACTGTGGATGATGTCTGGGGCGATGAGTCTGAGGCTTGCCACGACGCTACAGTCGAGAAGGTTCAGGCCGCAGTAGGCGTAGAGGTTGATGGTATCTACGGATCCGAGACCAACGCCGCAATCAACAGTCTTCTTGCTCGGGCAGAACAGCCTTAAGGAGTCAAAATGGCAGCACCTTATTGCACCATAACTGCTCAGGTCCCCGGCGGAGAGAATCGACGGGGATACGTCGCAGTAATCCCGGATGTTTCGGGGGCAGTCGCCACTATCGAGGGGGCCAGCGTCCTGATGAGGGACGTTATGGCAGTTACCGATGTGAGCGGTGCCGTCCATCTCGATGTGTTAGCTCCAGGTGACGGCGTCTCCCCCGCCGGATCCTGGACGCACACCGTAATTATCAAGTCACCAGGCTACAAGCTGGTGAAGCACCTTAACCTTGCACAAGGTGCTACTATTGACGCCATCAATGAGCCCGACGTTCCGCCTTATGTTCCGCAGTATGGTGGGGGTGGTGGCGGAGCGGGTCTTCCTGGCCCAAAGGGCGAGCGCGGTCCAGTCGGTCCTCCCGGCCCTAAGGGCGATCCAGGTCCTAAGGGTGACGATGGCGATCGTGGCTCTAGTGGTCCTCAGGGTGTTCCTGGTCCTCCCGGGCCGAGAGGGCTTCAGGGGCTTCAAGGACCTCCTGGAAAAGACGGAGAGAATGGGCTTATCGGTCCTCAGGGCGCTACTGGCCCTGTCGGACCCGAAGGTCCTCCTGGCCCTGCTGGAGAGACTGGTCCCGCTGGTGAACGTGGACCTATTGGACCAGCTGGCTCCGCTGGCCCTCGAGGTATTCAAGGAATTCAGGGACCAGCTGGTCAGACCGGACCTCAGGGCTTAAAGGGCGATCCCGGTCCGAAGGGTGATCCAGGTCCGAAGGGTGATCCAGGTCCACAGGGACCTCCTGGACCTCCTGGTGGAGGTGGCGCTGGTGGTGCTACTCCTGTTCCAGGTCCTAAGGGCGACCCTGGTCCACAGGGACCTCCTGGACCCGAAGGCCCTCGAGGTCCTCAAGGTTTACAGGGTACTGCTGGCGCTCAGGGTAAGCAGGGTCTTCCTGGCCCAAAGGGCGATCCTGGTCCCCAGGGTCCTCCTGGTCCTGCTGGTGCTGCCGGTGAGCGGGGTCCCGCTGGGGCTCCCGGAAAAGACGCGATTAGTCCACAGCTTTCAAACTACCTCACCAAGGTAGAGGCCGCAGGGACCTACGTCAACACCCTCCAAGCCGCTTCGAAGTTCGAGTCTAAGTCTGAAGCTGCAGCTGAGCATGCGACGATGAACGCTGAGCTTGGAAAACTTAAGACTCGGGATACAGAGCTCGATGGTAAGATCGACACGGTAAACAAGCGTATCGATACCGAAGCTCGTGGTCGACTTCCCTTCGAAAAGGGTAAGAAGTACTACTCTCCGGTTACTTACTACTGGCCGGATTACTACAATGCTGGACAACCAGGGAAGACATCCAAGTGGGCCGAGACCCTGTCAATGGGTGGAACTCTTGGTATCGTCATCCTGAATCGTAATTCGGGAGATTGGGAGTCGTTCGACAACGACTTCAAGGTCCAGGCTGAACGGGCTTTGTCTGCCGGTGCTAAGCGAGCTATCTTCTATGTGAAGACTCAGTATGGTGCAGCTAGTCTCGGACACGATGATCCAGGTCGAGCGGGCATTCCCAACCCTGACAAGTACTCCAAGGAGTACATCCTCAAACAGATTGGGTTTGCCAAGACTCACTATGGCGATCTCTGCCAGGGTGTGTTCCTCGATGAGGTTATTAACGGCTGGGGTTCTCAGGCTGGTAGAGTTGTATGGTACAAGGATCTGATCGATACCATCCGCAAGACGTATGGTCCGACGTTCTTCATTGCAATTAACTCCGGATCGAACATCTCTCAGGACATGTGCACACTCGATTTCGATGTGTGTATGATGTTTGAGCAGAGCTCGTCAAAATGGTTGCAGGATGACCCTGGTAATCCGATCCTCCCGGCACACATGGCGAATATGCCTTCCACTAAGTGGTGGGCAGTAGTTCATGGCGTCACTGAGTCCAATTATCCGCAGGTGTTCGAGAAGGCGGATAAGCTCGGAATCGCTCATCTGTACATCACAGACGGAGTACTTGTCGAGGATCCGAACCATGGCGGACAGTGGGAGCCTGTTGGTAACCCCTACCAGAACCCACCGGGCCTCCATCTCCGAGCACTAGTCAAGCCGTGGATCAACGGTACACTCGACCTTTATCTGAAGGTTCTCGCACTGGAGAAGCTCGGTGGAGGTAAGGGTCAAAAGGGTGATCCTGGTCCCGCTGGTCCTCCCGGACCTAAGGGTCCTGCTGGTGAACGCGGCCCTATTGGTCCCTCTGGCCCAGAAGGCCCCCGAGGTTTGCCTGGACCAACTGGTGGAATCGGAGCTCAGGGGCCTCGAGGGCCAGAAGGTCCCAAGGGAGCTACCGGCGACCGTGGTCAACAGGGACCGCAGGGTATTCAAGGTCTAAAGGGTAATCCTGGTGATCGAGGCCCTATTGGTCCAGCTGGACCAGGTGGTCCCGCAGGTCCTCAGGGCGCACCTGGAATGTTCGCGCCTAGGATGCTGCCTCGTGGAACCACCATGTCTCAACGGGACATGAACTACCTCAAGGCTGGTGGTAGCACCAACTACGATGGATCACTTCCGCAGATTGGCGACTACTGGACTGATGTCTCCGGAAACAAGTGGTACCTAGCACACTTTAACTATCTGTACGGTGTACTCGGTACTCACGCCGTTCTCGTCTGTCCCGCTGGAGCTCGCCATGATGTGATGTACTCGACCCGGGATAACTCGGCTGGTTACTTTGGTTGTGGATTCCATCAATGGGGGCAGCAAGAGAACTGGGACCAGTTCGGTAACATGATGCGAGGCCTCGGTGGAGAGGCCAAGGTGCTCAAGCAGTTCCCCTGGATCCAGACTGATGGTATGGTGAACGGCAATGCATCAACTGCAGCTGAGAAGACCGTTAAAGCAGCTGTTGTCACAGAAGCTATGGTCTTCGGATACCGGCCTATGTCCGCCGTGACATACAATACTCGTGTTGGATTATCTATGTCGGGTCAACACCAGCTTGATCTGTTCAAGGTGGCGCCGTGGTTGGCATTTGTCCCGGGAACCCAGGGTAACCGATACAAGTGGCTTGCCGATCCTATCGGTGCTGGATCCTGGACCGTCATCGATTCACAGGCGGCACGTGCCACTTGGAACTACGTAGACACTCGTGGTGCAACCATGAGTTTCGTCATCATCGGCTAGGAGAAACATGATCACTATCGAGAGCCAGGGCGATTGGCGCCCAACCAAAAACTGGATGGCTCGCATGCTCAAACTGGATCTCGCGCTGATCATGAACCAGTTCGGCAAGGAGGGGGTGGAGGCATTACGTCGTTCCACCCCTTCCTCGTCGGGCGAGACAGCTGCAGCCTGGAACTACGAGGTAAAGCGTACAGGCAACAGCTGGAAAATTACGTGGACTAACGCCCACGTCAACAAAGGCGTTAATATCGCCGTGATTCTACAGTACGGTCACGGCACCCGGAATGGCGGGGACGGCGCCGGGCGGGAGTACACACCACAGGGACAACAGC